GGGCGGTGGCCCCATCTTTTTATTATGGAAATGACAGATCAAATCGAAGACTACGAACGGATCGACACATACCAACTGGTGTACCAGATGACTCAAGCCATGGGTGGCCTGCAAAAGGGCAAGCACTCCAAGATGGCCTACATCTACGGAACCAGTCGTTCACGGCTCCGCAGCATCCTCAAGCGTGAGGCCAAGGCTCCAACCATGGATACTGTGGTGTCATGGATGAGCCGGGTGTATCGCATGACTGGAATGAAGGTTGTGTTGACGATTACTCCTGAACTTAAAATGCACTACAGCATCGTGGGACAGGATACCGATCGTATCGACGGGATGATTGTCCCACCAAAAAACAGCTTGTAGAAGGTCAACCGACCGACTACGAAACAAAGCCCCTTGGGGATTGATCCCCCCAGGAAGTGGGCTCCTGACTGAGCCCACCGGGAAACCGGTGGCGCTCTTTCAGAGGCCTTTCAGGAGTCAACTATGTGGATACAAGGCGCGAAACACGCCACGATAACTGCGATAGCAAGCAACCTTCAATACAGCCGAGGCAACGGCCAGTCGCTATACCCATGCCCAGCGTGTGGACTTCTGGAGCGAGGTTCCAGAGACAAGAAGCGCGGCCCCGTTGGATACTCTCGAACTGAAACAGCGTGGAAGTGTCATCAGTGTGGAGCAAAGGGAGATGTGGTTGACTTTATTTCATATCACTTTTTTCAGCAGCCACTGAGAAATCTGGACAAAGGGCAGCAATCTGTCGTTCGAGACTGGTTTGCGGAACAAGGGTACTGCACAGCTTCGGGCGTACCATCTCATGTTCAGCCAGACCCAACGAAGCGACCAACGATTAATCCTCCGAAGACGCAAGGGTATGTGCGACCGCCCAACGAAGAGCTTCTTGATCTTTGGAATCAAACTACGACGATTGAGTCGGCGCTTGAACAAGCGGCAACATGGAGCAACAGGCTCAGCAAGTGGATTATTGATCGTCGATTTTCTCCGAAGATTCTTGATACAACCGACTGCGTTCGTGTTCTGCCGCTGCCAAACGACTACAAATACCCTGAATGGTTTCCACATCAATGGGGCGGAATCTATCGAATCGCAGCGCCTTGCTTTGAGCCTGACGGAACGTTTGCCAGCATTCACTGTCGAAGCGTTGCCTACGTAAAGGGTCGCCAACCATCAGGCTCTAAGACAAGATGGCCATCAGGATACGAAGCCGGTGGGTTGTTGATGGCAAACAAAAACGCTCAAGAGGTAATGAGGGAAAGCGCCGACCCGTCTATCCAGGGATTGTTGATTTGTGAAGGCATTACCGACTACATGAGAGCATGCGAGCAAGCCCATCGAGAAAGCTTAAATCTTGCAATCGTCGCAGGAACTTCGGGTAGCTACAAATCTCTTGCTAAGATCAAGATCCCTCTTGAGCTTAAGGTCTATATCGCAACCGATTCAGATGCTTCCGGTGACGACTACGCGGCAGAAATCTGCGATCAACTCCCTAAACACACCCTTTATCGCGTACCGCTGGAGTAACTAAATGGCTGATTTGGATGAAGTCCTTGCTGCTGGACAAACCCGCCTTGCTGATCTGTTGAACATTGCCGAAAGCCAAAACAACATCAATGAGCCAAACGAAGAGCAAAACCAGAACATTCCAGAGAACGAAACCGATGGTCGAATCATAGACCTTCTGGATCAGTACATGGACCGCAATGGCCAGCCATCAGGTAGGTTTCGTAAGAACAAGAACAACCTGTACATCATTCTTCGCAGAGACCGCAGATGGCGTGGCCGGGTATGGCTCAACAGTTTTACCAACACGCTGAAGATCGATGACCGAGACTACCGTGACACAGACGACACGCGAATCGCTTTGTGGGTGTCTCGCGCATATGGATTGGAGTACTCCAGTGCTGCGGTCAGCGAGACGGTGTCGCTTATTGGCGAGGAGAACAAGCGCAACCCTCTTATCGAGTGGCTGGACTCGATCGTATGGGACGGAACCCCTCGTCTCTCCTCGTGGATTGTCGAAGCCACAGACTGCGATGATACGGAACTCAATCGCATTATGGCAGAGAAGTGGCTGATTCAAGCCATTGCGAGGGCCTACAAGCCCGGCTGCAAGGCAGACTGTGTGTTGATCCTTGCTGGCGACCAGGGAGCAGGGAAGAGCACTTTGTTCCGTACCTTGGCAACCGAGCAATACTTTGCCGACACCCCGCTCGACATCGGCTCTGCAAACTCGTACAGCCAAATTGCGCGTGCTTGGATCTATGAGGTAGCGGAGCTTGACTCGGTTCGTCGTTCAGCGAACAGCGCAACCAAAGCATTCTTGAGTGCTCAAGAGGACAACTTTCGCCCTGCCTATGGTCGTCACGCAATCACGATTAAGAGACACGTTGTGTTTGCAGGAACAACAAATGAATCACAGTTCATTAACGATATGACTGGTTCACGTCGCTACTGGCCAATCCGGGTCAACGAGGTCAACCTTCACTGGGTCAAGGAAAACCGCGACCAGCTATGGGCAGAGGCTATTGCTGCATTTAAAAGCGGTGAAACTTGGTATTTGGATAAAAAGATGGATGAAAAGCGCCACGACTCAAGCAAAATCTACCGGCAAGACGACCCGTGGATGGAGCCAATATCAAACTTCTTGTTGCTCCAACACGGCTACATAACAATGACAATGGTGATGGAGGATGGACTGAAGATCGAACGCGGTAGAATGAATCGAAGAGACGAAATGAGAATATCAGAAATACTTAGGGAGTTGGAATACGAAAAGAAACGAATGACGCTCAATGGTAAAAGAAAATATGTATGGGCAAAAAGTGAAATACTAACGATTAAAAGTAAGGAAGCATAATGAGTAGAGCAGTATTGGGAGGGGGAATGTTCCTCGCTCCTGGACACCACAATGAAGATACTATTCTGAGCCGGTTTGAGATTCTGAACCCAGAATACAAGATGGCAATGGGACTACGGGAACGGGGAAAGTACGTTCCGATTCCTGACAAGCACATCAACGCCTGCCACCGGATACCGTTTGATCACCCTTGGGGAGGAGGCCTTGCAGTGCCACGTAAGGCTGCGTCTCAGATGAGCCTTGGTCAGATTGCTGACGTTCGGACAAAGCCGGATGCGGCCCCTGTAAGGTTGTCGAATGGGTTTAGTCTTCGAGACTACCAGCAAGACGCACTTGATGCCTGGATTGCAAACGGAGGCGAAGGAGTAGTTATTGCTCCGTGCGGTGCCGGTAAAACAGCCATTGGGCTGACTGCGGTTACGAAGTTTGATACTAAGTGCTTGGTCTTGGTACACACCAACGATCTTGCTGTACAGTGGATGAACCGCATCCAATCAATGTTGAATGTGGAGTCAACTCAGTATGGCGCGGGTAAGAAGGATGACTCGGGACGGATTGTGGTCGCGACTTTCCAGACTCTTGAACGAATGTCATTTACAGAGCGGTACGCTTTCGGGAAACAGTTCGGACTTTGTATCGTTGATGAAGCACACCACGTTCCAGCGCATACGTTTTGTTCCGTCATGTTCTGCATGCCCGCCAGATACCGACTCGGGCTGACTGCAACACCTGACCGCCCTGATGGCCTTACATCAATACTGTGGTGGCACTTTGGTTCGCCTGTGTACGAGATCACAAACGAGCAGTTGTCTCGCTCTGGCCACGTACTTACTCCGCGCATTGAATGGTTCTTTACGAGCTACAGCGGGCCTCCAAACCGCGTTGATTGGTCAAAGCTGATTACCCACATGACGAGAGACCATCAACGTAACCAGAAGATTCTCGATCGGATTCTTCAGGCCTGCTACGACGGTAGACAAATCTTGGTGTTGTCGGATCGCGTGGATCATTGCATTTGGCTTGCAGACTCGTTGAAGTCACATACCATTGTAGCGGAGCCGCTTGTGGGCAAGATGACCAAGAAACAAAGAGCAGAGGTTTTAGAGCGTGCCAATAACAGACAGATTCAAGTCGTTTGCGCGACCACGGTTGCGGATGAAGGGCTTGATCTCCCATCACTCGACACAGTTGTGCTCACAACTCCTACAAAAGCTTTGGGACGAATACAACAGCGTATCGGTAGAGTCATGCGACCACACCCGCAAAAGAAAGATCCGATTGTTATTGATTGCGTCGATGATAACGGAGCTATGCATGGGCTTGCTCGTAAGCGACAAAAACTCTATACCAAACTCGGGTGCTCGTAAGATGGTTGATGTCGTACAGAGATTGCCAGTAGGGTGGTCGTTAATAGAAACCAATGAAGGGTGGGTTGTCCGCGACCAGGATGACGACTTCATTTGCAAAGCAGAAACAACCGATCAACTTCATCGGATCTTGAACACTGAGTTTGAACTGGCTCAAATGTTTGCCAGCATGATGTTTGTGCTGAAAACATCTAAACCAGCGGAAGCGTAGCTAAGATCGTTTTGAGAGGCCCAACCAGTCACGAACGGAAACACTACCTTTTGTGAAGTCTTCTACGGCAATGGCCAGCCGCAACGAGGGTATGGATCGACCAGACTCCAAGTCCCTTAGATACGGAACAGAAACGCTAAGGTGTTTGGTTTCCAGCGACTCATTTATCCACTTGCAGAAAGCAAAGCGGGTGTTGAAGACAGGTTGGGTCTCTCTAAATGATCGAATGTCCATAAAAAATCCAGTCAGAAAATGTCCGCAAAAGGTGATGGTAATAGCATCACACTATGATAGTATCGAACCGGAGCCAACAAACAGGAGAAAAAATGGAAGAAACGATGCCAACTATTGGCAGCAGCAGCATTGGAGCAATCCTTGGATTGTCCCCTTGGAGCAGCCCATGGGATGTCTGGGCAAGAATGCATGGGCTTACAGAAAGCTCATCATCGGCAGCAACAGAACGGGGGCACATTCTTGAGCCAGCGATTGGAGCCCACTATGCCCATCTAAACAATGTGAAGATACGAAAGGGTCCAGAGTACGAGGCCGATCCAATCATCGGACCAGAGCCATGGATGCACGCCAGGCCAGACTTCTTCGTCAACTCTGGAGAAGGAAAGTGGTTGCTTGAGATTAAGTCAACCCGGAAGTTTGACCACAGGTGGGGCTTTTCGGGAAGCAACACGGTCCCGCCATACTATGCTGCCCAATGTGTTTGGCAGATGGCTGTTACAAATGATGAACGATGCGACCTTGCGGCATTTGCGACAATCTCTGACGAGTACAGAAGCTTCAACATTTATCGCGACGATTCGGTAGAATCCAGAATCATTGACTACGTCAGGGACTGGTATGAAAAGCACATCAAGCAGGGCAAGCCGCCAGAAGTTGACGGATCTACTGCATGCTCCAAATCGTTGGCGAAACTCTTTGAGCAGGAATCCAAGACATTCATCGAACCATCTGAAGCTCACATTGAGTTGGCAAGCAAACTCAAGGACATCAGAAGACAGTGCGCGCAACTTGACGAGGAAAAGAAGCACCTGGAGAACCAGATCAAAGAACAAATCGGTACTGCATATGGCATCGCAGGCATCGCAACGTGGTCTCAGGGCAAACCAAGGACTCGTTTTAACAGGTCCTCATTCGAGTCAGATCACCCGGAACTCGCTAAGAAGTATTTGATTCAAGGCGACCCAACACGAACATTCAGGTTTAACTACACAGGAGAACAAAAATGAGCAACGCAATGCATCCAGCACACCAGTTTAGAAATGTCGTCGAGTCTAAGGCTTCCGACTTTCTCCAAGCCATGGCTGGCACAGAAGAGGGGGCAAAGGCTGCGGGTCGCGTAGCTCTTGCATTTCGCCAAGCCGCACAGACAAATGATCGTCTGTATGGCTGCGATCCCGTGTCAGTAGCACAAGCAGTAGCACTGTCTGCAATGACCGGGCTTATGCCAGGCGGGCCTCTTCCAGATGTTTACTTGTTGCCACGAGGCAAAAACTTGCAGTGGCAAGTGTCGCACCGTGGGTTCTCTAAACTTGCGGCCAGAAGCGGAGTTCGGCTTCGGACCAAAGCTGTGTTTGAGACCGATACGTTTCATGTAATCGAAGGGACCGAGCCGAAGCTGGAACACATACCAGACCTGAAAGCAGAGCAGTCATGGGACACGCTTACGGCAGTCTATGTCGTCGCCCATTACAAAGATGGGACCAAAGACTTCGTTGTGATTCGCAAGGCTGACATCGAGAAACGTCGAGCAAACTCGGACTCATACAAGCGAAACAAGAACCAGTCGCCGTGGAGTCAGTGGCCAATCGAGATGGCGCTCAAGACCGGGCTTCGGTATGCGTTTGCACGCGGCATCGTATCGATGGACGACACGACCTCAAATGCGTATGATCATGATGGAAGACAAGACGCAATAGGAGAAGACCTGAAGGTAGTCGAAATGAATGACGTACAAGAAGTCGACTCTATGAATCTTTTGTCGGAACAACTTGATGAGCTTGTTGAGGTTAAAGAGGTAGAAGGATCCCTTCTTGAGGATTAGGAGTTTCGATGGCTCGTGACTACAAAAAGGAATACCGGGAATACCACAGCAAACCGGACCAGAAAAAAAGGCGGGCAGGTAGAAATCGTGCCCGCCGCATTATGACTATGCTAAAACGAGTTAAGAAAGGTGACGGGAAAGACGTTCACCACAAAGATGGAAACCCAAAAAACAACTCAAAGAAAAATCTAAGAGTTGAAAGTAAAAAAACAAATCGTTCAAGAAAGTAAAGGAGAACGTAATGAGCTTGTTTGAAGAAGCAGAAAAAGCAAAGAATCCATTTGGCGAAAGAAAATCGATTCCGAAAAATGAAAACAAAAACAACTTCATTAATCAGACAACGGTTCTGCTTCGGGTTTTGAATGAAGTCTTTGCTGAGCAAGAGCTTTCAAAAAAGAAGGCTAAAGAGTGCAGCGATTTTCGAACACGCATTGCTGATACCTCATGGCCTCTTCACAACCTTCAAGGAAACGTGTCCGAGCCAACGTGGGCCAACATGGTCAATGCCTCAATCGCAGGCATGAACAAAACGATTCGGAATAGCCAGCCAAACGGTGAATGGCGCATTCTTAACTACGAGACCAAGATTGATCACGATGCTGAAAAAGTTGAACGTCTGTACCTGGTCGTCAAGTTTGTAGACGTTGATAACGAAAGCGACCTGATGTACCAAAACGGAGTGCCAGTAAGCACTACCGTAAACGTTCAGACCAATGCACTTCCACAAGAACTTATCGATGCATTGACAAATCGACCTTCTGATGACTCCAAGCTTGCAGGAATGATTGAGCAGTTGGTGTCCGCTCTTGTTGATAAAACAACAACAACAAGTACGATTGAGCCAGAACCAATCGCGCAGAAGGCTGACTCTGAGCCAGAGCCCGTCGTATTTAACGATTGATACGGTGCCGGAATGGCAAAGATAATTGAACTTTTCAGGCGTTGCTGCATTGAGTGCGGCTACGTCTGGTTTGGTGAACTGAACTGTCCAGAGTGTGAGGCTCCAGGCGAGCCCATAGATTCTTAATGGGGTGAAGCGCCACAGGCAGGTGCATCGGGCTGTTACCCCGACCGTTGTTGGTTCGAGTCCAACCGCCCCAGCTTATCTCATAGCGTCGATCTTGAGTTTCAATATCTCGTTCTCACGCTTTACGTAGTCGACCTCGACCTTGAGACCGGCCACCTCAGTCATCAACTCGATGATCTGTTCAAGGTGCTCGTCGCGTTCCTGCTCAAGCCTTTCGACTCTTTTGATAAGGTCGTCTCGATACAGCGCCTGTTCGGCCTTCTCTTCGACTTGCTTTTCTCTCTTTTGCTTCAGCATGAACTCATAAAACTTAAACGCACCTGCACTGACTAAGCCGGTGACGGCAGCAACAATAGCAGCAGCAGTGGTCGGTTTATCCACGGAGATCCTTGTGCATTACTTCCATACGCATTTTAACGTATATCCAAACCCACAAGGTAAAGTAGACGCCCGTGACAACCAGGCTGCGTCCAACATCACCAGCGGCGAACTCGGGGTCGTTGAACACGTTGACCAGAAAGCGAGTAGTCGAGAAGATGTACAGGAGCAGATACACGCCGACAAAGCGGGAGCAGGATCGAATGTTCGGAAGGCTGAACAGCATGCCGAGAGCCACCACAAAGTACAGGCAGTACTGAAGGTAGGCCCATTCGTTGCCCCCATCCAAGGCCTCGCCATAGCTCATCCAAAGCACGCGATTGTTGGCCAGGTCAGCAATGTTCCAGAACAACAAGAGGGGACCATAGTCGTGGTAGACCAGGATGTCCTTGTACGCCTTGAAGAATCCTCGCATTGATCCACCTGCTTAATCAT